GCGAAAGCGACCTAACTGTAAAACAACAGCATATTTTAGAATCGTTTCGCAAGGGAGAAAGTTTCCTAAAACTCCCTTTAAAACGACCTATTTACAGCAAGGTACTCCGTCTTCTAAAGTTGCGACCTAATCTTGGGGTAAAGAACAAACTCCCAAGTTCAGTCAAACTTTAAATTCGGTCTTTACCTCACGACGCGTCTCATCGCCGTACACATGGGTCACTCATGTGATTCTGTATAGCTTGGTATGCTGCCACCATACAGTATTTCCTAAATTATAACAAATAACAAATAAAATAATTACTAATAGGGATAGGAATAATTTAACCTATAGTAATAATAAAACAAATAAAAATATATATATGAATTATGAAGTGGGGGTCAATGTATATTTAAACAAGATGGGAGCACCTGTGAAGAAATAAAGTGAAAAATCTTCACCAGCTGCAACGAAATCGTTAAGCATAACACCATTCTGAGTTCCCTGATAAGTACCAGCAACACCAACTTCATGAGAGTTACAGTTCAAGTTCTGTGCACTAATCAACCTCGAATAACCAATTCTTCCTTGATTGTAAAATGGAAGTTCTACCTGCATAACTGAGTTTCCAGTCAAATACTGGACACTCGTTCCAGCAGCAGTATTCGATGTCAATGCTAAAGCCATTTCTTTCGAATTTGCCTTTAACATATCTTGTCTAAAGGTAGATCCATTACCAGTACCTAAGAAATGTCTACGAGTAACAAACCCATTGAAAGTTGCAAGTCCAAGATCTGTAATACAAACATACTTATGTCTCATTGCACCTCTATATCCAGCAAAAGCAGGCATAAAATAGGCAATAGGACTTTTAAATCCTAAAGTCAATTTTTCTCCACCATAAAGATCAGAATTATCCAACCCACCAGGATCATAGCCTGTTTGATATGGTAAATCTTTATTTAATAAAGCAGAATATGAATATAACGATCTAACATCGCTATGAGGCAAAATCCAAGATCTGACTAAAGTATAACGTTTGCATAACTCTCGTAGACTTGTTGGTGTCTCTCCATAGAAAACATTCATCATCTGATCACTTTCTGGCATAGTCTTAGTCAATGTTGTAGTTATAACAGATTCTCCTGGTTTATCGGTCGAATCTGTATTTTCCATACCTGACTGAGAATTCAATATACCAGGAATGTCAGGAAGAGGTTCAATAAACAAATGGTAATGATTTAGCCTATCAGATACAGGATCTGCAAATTTTGCATCATCACACATCGAAACATAAACATTTATCTGAATTGTCGAGATGGATGCTGGACAAACAAGTTCATTCACAACATCCACTTCGAGCACACCATTATGTTGTTTACTACTATCAGTGGAAAGCCTTGCAGGACCTGAATTGAACCAATTGTTACCAAAATCCATCTCAGGCACTGAAAGAAATGGTGATTTCTGACCCCAACCAACAATAACTTCAAAATCCTCTTCTTCGGAAATATCAACAATACGACTATAATTCACATTATAATTAACTGCTGCACTTCCAAAGGAATTAGGATCATATCTCACGACAATACGTCCTTGATGATAATTGGATCGCACTACCTGAAATCGAAATTTGATGGAACCCTGCCAACTCTTGAAGTAATTCATGATAAATGCCATAGATGTAGGATGGATTTCCTCACCTAAGGCTCCATGCAATGAAGGGTTAACCCTACACTGCCATAGCATATCATTAATACTACTATCAGTAGAGAAGTTAAATGTTGTTAAATAACTCTCTCTCTTGAGTAGACTAAGAATATTCATTTCATCTTGACTAGTTAAGCCTGTTACTCTCGGATCTATAGTAACTTCTGCTTTTGAATCTAGTGTCAATTTATGAATATTTTCTGGAGCATCAGAGTTAGCAGTATTACCACCAAATTGAGGTTTTACTACCATCTCATTTTGAAGTAAAGGAGGGCGACTAAAGCCAAAAAGCTTAGCCACATCTCCTACTCCACTGGCAACCATTTCCGTAGCTCTAGCATATGGCCCAATAATTGGAGAATCTTTCAACAATCCCGCTGCTTTCGCAATAGCACTAGCAGGTTTTGAAATTATCCCCTGACCATATTCATCAGGACCTAACTTCCTTGCCTTTCCAGATTGGGAAGTCAAAGTAGTAGGCATAGTAAGAACTACATCCTCAGCCCATACAAATGCTCTAACAGTAACAGGGTTGTTACCTTGATTAGCATGTTGCAATGTACCGAATGATTTAATAGTAATCTCTCCCATATCCTCATAATCCTTATCAGATAATGACATGTAATTGTCCCTAAAGAAAAAGGGCAAACACAATGTACCACCTTCAGATTTTGTTGGATTTAAGAAAACATGAGGTTTTTGACTAGCTCCAATCAAATCTTGATCAAAGAAATTACGTTGGACTGTCACTTGGTCAAAACCACTTAATGGATTATATGAAGCCATCAATCGGCCATAATGAAATGGTGTTCCATTAATTGTAAACTTAACACAAAGATTACAACGCAATAGTTCAAAACTACTGATTTTGGCTTTAACATATGGATCAGTACAAAACAACTCCCAAGGATTGAATTTTTGCAAGAAAGGAGCATTTACACCCCATACAAATGGAGGTAAAGCAACTGGTCTTTCAAGAAAATTTCCCAAGGAATCAGAGACTGTATTATCCGCCAAATCCATAGTGGCATCACGCTCACTTCCGGGATCAACTGCCCATCCTGCATCCTCATCAGCAAAAGTGGCTACTTGAACATTTGTTGTATCACTTGCTTCCATCGAAGTTATTCTAATTGACTCAGACTGCGATTCATAAAGAATAGAATTCCCACAGTCCGAGCGTTCATTTAAATGGTGGAAAAGAGCGTCCACCTGCGCTAGAAATGAAAATATAAAATTAGTAATGCAATTTATTTAATATACACACGTACCGCATCATGTAAATATGTACAGAGCTTCTCTTGTTTGAAGTCTCAACACTTCTCCCCTAAATAGGGGTATCCCGACTGGCAGGATCATTCAAATGAGTTTTCTATATATAGTTTCAGGCTGGAAGTTCCTAAAACAAGACAAGTAACTACCTCATTTGGCGTCTTTGGTTTAACCTGCATGCTGCTACGCAGGGCATATTTATAACGCGCTTGCAAGCGCGAATGGTGTATTTATATTGCGCTCACCAGCGCTATGCCCTTCCTAAGGCTGATATTTACTAGGTAGAGGCCAAGAGTATTTGTCACAGAAACGAATCATCTGTTCCTCATACGTCTTGAGTTCCCCAATATAACCTATCAAACCACACTCTCGTGCAACCTCCTCTAGCTGGCACTTTCGTTTATTATAAAACTCTTCACCAAAATGAAAGTATTTATCTAAAACGTCAGTGATAGCGCTAGCAGAATGCATTTCCTCAGTCAAAACATCACTCTTAATATGAGTATGTAATGTCTTCTGAATTGAATTTTCCTCAATTACCGCACGGTACAATCCCATTTCATGGTCATATACTGCATTATGCTTCAAGAAACCTGCTTCATCTGCCGTAATAAACGGTACTGATTCAGCTTCCTTATCAGCCATGGTATAAGTCAATCCAGCTTCAGCTAAAATGCTAGAAACACGAGTATGGTTAAAAGCATCATACTTCTTTGCGACAGACATAATATTGTCATCACCATAAGTCATCAATGCTACAACCTTATTGAAACTAGGTACCTTCCACCATTTATCCTGCTTAGCAATCTCATAATAGCAATACCTCATATAGAGAGAATTGACTAATGAATTGATTACTACAGTCAAAGGATGACCAGAAGGATTTGATCCAAGAAATTGAATCAGAACTCCAAAATGATCATATGTTGGATTGCAAACTTCAGCAGCAATACCACGCATAATTGTTAAATCCTCCTCATCAAAGTTCTCTGACTTTTCCGCAATTCTAATAAGAATTTTGAAAGCAGCCAACATAAACCTTGGTGACATCCTAGTATCAAAAGCTTTGTAATCTCCTGCAACAATCCTGTCCTTACCATGCCTAAAAACACCCTTCATCAACTCATCCCACTCAGGGGAATACACATTGACACCACAAGCACACTCAAACAATTCCTTCTTTTTCTGCATCAAAGCAGATAGAGAAAGGAAATATTTACGTTCTGTCATGGTAAAAGGCATATTTGAACCTGCAAAAACTCTAACCTTAGTTTTTCCAATTTTTACTGGTTCATCCTTAAGCGATGCCTTAAACACCGTATTGATCCTATTTCCATTTTTCAACTCTTCCTCAATTCTTCTAACTTCCTCCAAAATTTCTTCATCCACATCACGAGGACAAGAAATTCCTTCAACAAACCTCTGAGACTCACAAACAAATTGTCTTTTAGTCCCTTTAAGAGGAAATCCAGCTGCGGTTCCAAACTCCATTGAATTAATTCCATTAACTCCATCATATCCGGCTAAGACAGCATCAATACTCATCTTACCTATTTGCGCATAATCCTCTTTGGTGAGACCATCTAAGATTTGTTTTTCAAAATCTTCATATGCCTTATTAAAAGAATCCAATTGAAATGCATAAGCTGTATCACTTTTCCCTTCAACATCTACCAATTTGTGTCTATCATCTCTCATTTCACATGGTGGTCCATGAATCTTAGGTAGACCTAAATTTTTAACAACTGATTCAGAAATCATACTTGTAACAACTTTAGATGAAGGTGTACTACGAGGTTGATTATGTTGACCAAAAACAACACATTTTGCTTCTGGTTTCAATTGATGAACCACAGATTTCTCATGCGGTTCAACCAATGGGCCAACATTAATCCCCATTATTGTAGTTTTAAAAGCCTGTGCACTATGAGAAACCATAATACCAGGTCTCTTATTCAACTGCTTAATAGCATCCAATACCTGGGTTCTCGTAAGAAAACCTGCGGCTCCACTACTACCTTTTCCGGCCAAATGAAATCCCCCAATAAATGGATTTTGCTTCAAATCCTTAGCCACTACAGTTGCTCCGCACAAACCATTAAAAGTCTGTCCTGGGAACTCATATGTAATGGATTCAAAACTTCCTCCCATATCAGATCGAGATGTCGACCTATTAACAAGCATCTTATCATATCTCTCTATTGTACCATTGTTATTGTACATCAAGAAAGCTTCAAAAGTTTTACCATGCGGAATGTTATTAGGTAAATATGCAGTAATATCCTTTTGATCACCCAATTCTGGCAAGTACCACAATGCAAAATCAGTTTTAGGAATATTATAAGTTGACTCCGGCTGAATATATACATTTTTGTACGGTGCACCAGGTTTACTAATGCAAGCCTTACATGCCTTCGTGGGAATAATATGATTCGGTATTACCAACACATTTGATATCAAAGGAACAGTATTACAAAAAGTAAAACTATCACCCAAATCAATCCTCAAGTTCATTTGTCTTCTTTTTAGACTATTAAACATCTGATCTGCTGTCATACACATTGTATCGTGTGGTAAATCAGGATCGATCTTAAATGCTTTCTCTCTCTCCTTCATACCAGAAACTCCCCATTTTGGATGATCCTCTTCAATAGAGGCACCTTCTTTTGGAAAAATTCTAATTGGAGCTGCAGCTTGCGCCACAGGGAGTGTTTTCATATATCTAACAAATTTAATAATTGCCGTCAATGTAGAAACTCCTCCAATAAAAGATAGTATTTTAACCTTGGTTCTAAAATCTAAATTTCTAATCCAAGTTGACACACGAGGTAAGTTTTTAATCTTGCGCTTAATTTGATTTTTAATGCACATATAAATAATATAAGTAATTAGCACGAAAATACACAAACAAACTAGAATAAATCTTGCCCCAAGGACACCAAAGAACAATAGTTGAAGAATAACCGCTAGCGCAATATTCAATTTAATACAGTACATCTCAAACATATTCCTATAATAACTCAAAAGAGTCTTACGAACATGATAAATGAGAAGACCTTGTCCTGCGGTAGTATCCAACAAACACAAAAGTCCTTTGGTAATAAGAGAATAAATAAATTCTTCACACTCCAACAATGGCTTAAGAAGATCAGGAAACTGGCAAAATTGAGATTCCAATACACAATCCTTACACAAACTTGCTGGTGATCCGCAAGAACACAATGTAATAA